AAGCTCTTTCTTGGATACCGGAACATCAACCTCGTCCCATCCATCCTTGCCCCACTTCGCCTTGGCATCCGCCTGAGTGCCTGCCCACGAACCCTTCATGTTAAAATATAGTTTCATTCGTCATCCCCCTCTATGTTAAAGTGAACGCCGTAAGTGTCAGGCAATCTTTGATCCTCATCCCAAATACGATCTTCAGTAACGATGCGACGAGCATCCTCTTCGCTCTCGGCCATCTCGTAGAAAACGTTGGTTTGCACAACTTCAACTCTGTATAGTTTCATTCGTCATCCTCCTTGTAATGTTGCTCCAACTCCCAGTAATTTATCTCACCCAAAACCGTGTTCAGTAAATCACTCAGCAAACCCCTCTCCAGCAAACCATTGTCGTACTCAAGCTCCGCTACCATGTCATCAACAATAGCCTCTATGTAATCAGCCGTTAATGCCTCGCCCTCGTCCTTGTGAGCCTGCAAATCATCGCCCAACCACACGTTCACTAACCACGTCTCCTTGTTCTCCCATCCATTGTAACTCATGACCAAGACCTCCCATACAGACGCTTCTGCATCGCACGTAACTCCTCGTCCGTCATAGAACCCTCGTCCGTCCTATAACACTCCCAGTAATGTAATGTCGGAATGTCAAAAGAGCCTTCGCATAGCTCCTTCCATGAATCCAATGCCATGGCACTCGATAGCTGATGAGTGAAGACAGTCTCAAAAAAATCACCGTCTTTTTTCTCACGCCATACAATCTTAAAGTTCATCGTTTTTTCCTTAATTAAGTTGTTGATAGATTGTTAGTAGCATGGAGCTTTGTTGAATGTCAATAGGGGCACGGATCATGGCCCAAAACCCCTTATCTTTACTTCCTCTTCAAAAGGACTGTTTACGCTGTTTACACTTTCTGGCTGACTTTTTGTTTTTTTTTTTTTTTCAAGTGGTTTCTCTTGTAAACACCGTAAACGGCGTAAACGACCCCTTATTTATATGAGACAAAGTGTTTACACCTGTTTACAAAATCAAGAAAGTGTAAACAGGAAAACGGTAAAAAGCCCAAGCATATTGTTGTTCTCTTGGTATTCTCTGTAAAACTGGTGTAAACAGTGTAAACAGGTGTAAACAGAAATCGAGGAGAAAAATGGCATCTTTGGCTAAGAAAATCGAGCAAGAACACGAGCGAAAACTTACCAACAGACAGAAGACTTTTGCTGGCCTGATCGTGGAAGGTATCTACTCGAATGCAGAGTGTGCGAGACAGGCAGGGTACTCCAAAAACGTGGCAACAGGGAGTGCCTCTAAACTTCTGAATGGCAGGGACTACCCTCACGTTCTGGAGTACATACAAGAACTCAGACAAGAGCGAGAACGTAGGTATGGGGTGACCACCATAGGTCAACTCGAAAGGCTCCACGTACTCAGTCAGGGGGCGGAAGAGTCTGGACAATTCTCTGCTGCAATTAATGCTGAGAAAATCAGGTCCGCACTGGGTGGTCTTACCATCGACAGGCGAGAACAAATCAACACCATGGATCAGATGTCGAGGGACGAGATTGTAGCGCGCTTGGCTAAGTTGCAGTCTCAATATCCACAGGCGTTCCAGATCGAGGGTGACTATAAGGATATCACAGATGAGCAAGGGACCGGAGGCGAACTTTTGGAACCAACTGAGGTCGAACCTACCCAAGAAATCCTTCGCGACGAGGATTGAAAACAAGCACGGCGGCGGTGTACCTGACGTACATATGGTCTGGGATGGGTTGCCGTTTTGGCTGGAATTAAAGGTCACTAAATCTAGTGCCATAAAAATTAGTCCTCATCAAATTGCTTGGCATAGTGCGTATCGAGCCCGAGGTGGAGCAAGTTTCTTCTTAGTAAAGAGCCTCTCTACAAGAGACATTGTTTTGTTTGACGGTATAATGGGGGCTGATTTACTTGAAAAAGGAGTAAATGGGGTGGGTGGTCCGAGGTTCGGGAACCCTGCGGCCTTGTTTGCTGCTCTGCGGCCCTGCGTCTCTGATATTCTGCGCCCTGCGCCCTGACTTTGCGGCCCTGCGTCTCTGCGCCCTTGATGATCGAGGGGGAGTGGGCATAGAAATGCCGACAGCCCCCGGGCTGTCGGCTATGTTAATAGCCCTCGTCAAATTCACAACGCGAACAATCAACTTCGGATACGTCCCTGCCATGTTTGCAGATGTACCAAGGACGCTTTTGGCTGCACTCGTCGCAACGAGCCTCGCTGCCGTACCAGTTGGTGTTCCCACACTTGATGGGAACAACCTTCGCAGAGTACCTAGTCGGCACAGTTTGAGTCATCTTTTTACCGCAGCCCATTTTTAATGCTCCACTATTGCGATTGATTTACCAAGGCTCGACCCTTTGCAAAGCTTGCAGGCTGTACACTGAACGCGCCTGCCTGCCTCTTTGGAGGCAGGACACAAGGCTTCATTTGCTTTGTCCAAGTCGCCAAGGTCCGCGATCACGCGGAAGGTGCGCCTGCCTGCTTTCCAATGGGCGATAGCTTGGGCTCGATTGTCCGCGGATTGCATCGCGATATCTGGACGCCAACCGCTTTGGTGAGAATATGCTGTGAAAGTTTGGCACTCTGCTAGTAGATCTTCCCAAACTTTGGGGGGCACGGCGGCGGGGTCGCCGTAGGTTCCAACGCGGACGAAGCGTCCGCGGCCCATGTCTTTTATTTGGTTGATCATAAAATCTTGCCCGCGAATAACTTTTGCTGTTGGGTACACGCCGCGCAAGAATGCTTTGTAAACAATCAAGACGCCTTGTCCTAAATTGACATAGCAGCGGCGACCCTTGGCTTGCTTGCGGTTTGGGTCCGTTGTTACTTCGCCGCGCATGGTACAGTCGCCGCAAATGCTGTAATCTTCGCCCGTTTTACTAGCTTCCAACGGGTTTATATCCGAGCGCAATATATAAGTTTGGACTACGTGCCCCGTTTTAGTATTGCGGTTTGAGTAGGTCGCAATTGCGACAATGGGCTTACCATCCAAAAGGCTCGGCCCGTTGTATATGATAGCTGATTTCATGGTGTTAATTCCTTACTGGTTAAAGTTAACTCTGCATTTATAGCAGGCTACAAGTAAACTACAAGTGAATAATGTATCTAGTTTTCTGCGGCCCTGCGGCCCTGCGTCTTTGTTTTTCTGCGGCCCTGCGGCCCTGTGTTTATAAGATCGAGCCCGGGCACAAAAAAGGGGCCGCTTGCGCGGCCCCTTGTGTTTATACTTTGTATTCGTCTCGCCACTCTGGCTCCGCATCGACTAGCTCGCCCATTTGTTTGATCTCTTGAGCATAGGTGTCGCCCATTTCATAACCGCCACCTTGCATCATAGGCGAGGTAGCAGCGACGAACCATCGAGCATATGGGTCGTTAGTTTCTGCACTTGAGTGCTTATAAGTTTTGAGAACTTTCCAAACCCAACCATTGCTATTTGCATAGGTTGCGTATGGGTTGTCTTGGGTACGAGTTTTTCCGAATGTTGTTCTTGGCATTTCATTTCCTTTGTTAAGTGTGCTTTGGTTATACGCCAGGAACAACCAAAGCACAAGCGGTTTACTTAGGTTCGATAGAGAAAGAGTTTTCGTTAAAGAACTCGACCAGACTTTCGCCTACCTGTTCACTAACATCGATAGCCTCTCGAGCGATTTCCGAGATCTCATAATCATGATCACTTGCGCACCACGAGCGACTTACTATGTCCATAATGTCACCAGCATAATCGTCCATATCAATCTTTGCGGCCCCGTTCTCTGCGCCCTCGTTCTTCACTATGTCGAGGATCGATGCTTTGAAAGCATCGTTTTCGCGGAGTGCCTGTAAGATGTCTGGTGCAAAAGCGTGAACCAGTCTGTTAATTAAATCGTTCATTTCATTTCCTTTGTTAATTAAAAAGGGACCGCTTTCGCGGTCCCAGTCGATACGTTTACGGTATTAAGATGCCAGCTTCTTTGGCAGCTTCTTTGGCCCTAAAGCGAGAGGATTCCAAAGAGGATGCTTTAGCATCAAGTAACTTCAGCAGGCTAACGTGGACCTCTTGAAGCAAAGTGATAACTTCATCTTTCTCGAAGTCATACTCACAAGTTTCCTTGTAGGCTGGTAGTGCCTTGGAAATGATGAGCAATTCTTCGAGGGTGACTTTGACCTCGGCATTGCCTTGGTTGTCTTTGTAACCGAAACGCATGAGCGTCTCCTTTCTGGTTAAACCGTACCGTTCTTGGTACAAGTTAACCCTACCAACCAGACCACAAATAAGCAACAACCAATCTACAAAGTGACGTAACGTAACGAACTCGCCTTTAAAGTGTATTCTCTGCGGCCCAGATTTGCCCTGCGGCCTTGACATTTTTGACGAGCGAAGCGAGGAACAAAAACCCTAGCATGTTTCCATGCTAGGGGCTGTCTTCATCCGAATATGTATGGTCCGAATAATACAAGGCCGAGAATAGAGCCAGCAGCCAGACCGTATACTAGGTTAATCATTGCTTCCTCTGTGGCAGATCGTCAAGCAGCCTGTCTATCTCGCTTAACATGTTCAAGAACACTGGTCGATCATGCTCACAAAAGGCATCGCTGGCGGCGCGATAAGAGGTGTATATTTTGTGGTGCAACTGCACCAGTTCCTGCCTGTACAGGCCAGTCTTTTCGTGGCGATATGCATCTGCCCTATTCTTGAGGTATTCTTTAATTGCTTTATCGTCGGGTGTCATCTTCTTTTCCTTGGTTAAGATGCAACAGCGCATCGCAAGCTACCCTCGAGGGAGGGTAGCTGCCGATAAGCTCTAAGCGTTAGCCCATAGATCCAGAGGCATATCTGCTTTTATCAGGTCTTTGGCCTGCTGATTAAAGCGTTTAAATATATGGGATTTAAACTTAGCATCTGAGACGGTGCTAACATTGGTTCCTAAACCAATATGGTCTCGGATATCTTTGGGTGTTATGGGCCTCGGCTTTAGTCCCTCACCTTCATCTTTAGCTTGCATGAGCCATGCACCGTATATGGTCTCGATCATGTGGCAGCGAGAGTAAAACGTCTCCCAATTGTGTTTGTTGATCGAACCCATTTCAACAATCATGGTCGCATGGATTAAGGTGTTTGTGACAGGCCAAACTGCATCGCTTTTCCAGTCTGCTTTTACGTCTCTTAGGTCATAATGTAATGGCATTTTTCTTTCCTTTGTAAAGGTGAGGGGCCGCAGCCCCTCGGTTAAGTTATCTAATCCAAGTGAACTTCTTGACAGGTGACAAGGTGCAATACTTAGCCCATGTGCGCGGCTTCTCTTTCTTCCACCATGCAAGGTTGGGAGTATTGGTGCGCGTGGTCTCGACATATTGGGCGTGACCATCCTCAATTGCCATTTCGCGAACAGCGGTCTCGAGGATTTTGAGCTCGTTGCGTATGGTCGCAATCATATTGATCTCGGCCATAGCAGCGTCTTGGCTCGTTGCGTCAGCATTGAGCGTATCATTCACCTCAGTCTGGATAAGGCGTTTCAATGTAAGTAATGTAGTCATGAGTGTTTCCTTATTAAGATAGACAGGACCGCCCCGCCTATATCTAAGATATAAGGTAAGTGTTTTGGATTACAAGTAGCAGACAACAATTTATTTTCAACTAATCGACAAGCAGCATGTCAGCAGCTTACCGCTGCGGTGCAGCATCTCGGGGGTTACTGTGCCGCAACGCAGCAGGATTTCTGCTGCATCGCAGAGGGCATCCCCCCTATATATCGACGGGTAT